CCCGCACCACGGGGATGTACTTGCCGGCCCACTCCTGCTCCTCAAGGATCTCGTAGCCGTTGATCTTGCACCACTTAATCTTCTTGCGGTCAGCCTGGCGCGAACGCAACGGCTTGCCGAACATCGCCTTGAGCTGCTTGTCCTCGGGCGTGCCGGCGAACGCCGTCTGGTTGCCCGGATACAGGTTCAGCGTGGCGCGGTCGTAATCGACGTAGAAGTACTCGGCGATGCGGATCGTGTTCTCGTTGAGCCACTGGCTCAGCGACTGGTCGCCCACACCCAGGCTCATCAGCGTGTTGGCCGGCGAGGCGTTGGGATACAGCCGGTGGTACTCTTCGCGAGTGATGTCCTCGGTGATGAAGCACCACTTGGCGTCCGAGCCGCACGGGTCTTGGATCAGCGGGTCCATGTAGACCGAGAACGAGTTACGCACCCGTCCGATCTTGATGTCCTGATTGAACGTGTCGTCGTCGCAATACTCGGTCAGCAGGCGGATGTAGCCCTCGCCAAACGACACCTGGTTCTCACAAGCCGTGTCGTAGGCGACGTCGGCGTCGCTGATGTACTCGATGTGCCGCACCACGCCGTCAAAGATCTCCGCGACCTCGACGTCAGCCTTGTCGTCAGCCGGAATCACCTTGCCGCTGGGGCGGTTCTGCCGCTGGTCGTTGGTGACCTGCCGGACGTGCTGTGGCAGCTTGTTGATCGTCAGGCACGGCCTGGCATTGATCGTCTGCCCTTGCACCGCACCACGGGTGGCCAGAACGTCCGCTGGCCACTGCCAATGGTTGTCCGGGCTGCCGGCAAAGAACCGCAGGTCGTCGATCTCATCTTCCCGACTCTCGCTGTAGGCAGAAATGGCTTGATTCAGCCGCTGGCGGGCGGTGGTGAGGACGTCCGCTTCAGACTTGTTCTTGGCGCCGCCGCCGTTGGCCACGGCAGCAGCCGATGTGATGCCGGTGTAGTCAGCCATGTTACTTCTTGCCCTTTGGCGCGGGTTTTGAGCCTGATTTGGCCTGCGCAGCACGCTGGGTGCTGTACGCGATGGCCACAGCCTGCTTTTGAGGCTTTCCAGACGCCATTTCGGCCTTCACGTTCTTGCGGAAGGCGGCAGGAGACGCTGATTTGACGAGTGGCATGGTTACTTGCCCTTTTTCGCCGTTTTGGCGGACTCTTTGAAGGCTTTGGCCGTCGGAGCACCCGTTGTGCCCGGTTTGCGCATCTTTTCACCGCTGCCAGCAGCGATTCGCTCACGCTTGGCGTGGATATTTGCGTACAAACCCGGTTTTGTAGCCATTACGCCCCCATCCAACTTGCCGACATCTGGCTTCTGTCACGCATTGTAACGGTGCGCGCGCGTTCGACATACTCGCGGCTGGCCAGCGGATAGGCGAACGTGACCGCCAGCGCGTCTGCGGCGTCAGGAGAGGCCAATCCGCGTGCCTTCATGTCCTTTTTCGACTCCAGATAGATCGTGCCGCTTGAGTCGGGCTTGGTCTTGGGGCCCGTCAGGTCCGCTTTGAGCTGCCGGTCGTTGGGCATGGACCCTGACTTGATCCACTCGCGCATCGCGCCCCACATCTCCGCGCGCTTGTTGCCCCACATGACGGTGTTCTTGGCCTTCCAGCCAAAGTTCACCCCGCGCACCTTATACCGCTGCTCAGTCAGCCGGTCAAGTATGCCGTACCCCAGCCCGCCTTCGTCCAGCACCACCAGCGCCGGCTTAAATTCCTCTATCGCCTCAATGACGTGCCCCACCACCGTCATCGTGTCGTCGCCCCGGTAGCGCCGGATGGCCAGCAGGTCGCGCCCCTGCCTGGCCACGATGACCGTCGCGTCCGCGCCGCTGCGCGCCGGGTCCACCCCCAGCACGATAGGCGCGTCAGGGTTCTTGTAGCGTGGCCGGCGCATGGCCTCGTCCACTATGCGCGGGCTGATGAACTGGTCGTCGCCCGAGCTGGGGAACTCGCCGTAGACCTCAATCCGGGCCTGCGGGCTGTCCTCGCCGTACTCCGCGATGATCTGCTCGTACACCGCTTTGTCGGTGTCTTCCACCGTGCGCGAGTCGATGTTGCGCGTGCGCCAGAAGTCCCGCTTGGCGTTGAAGCACTCGTAGAAGTACCCGCTGTTGCGCCGAGGGTTGCTGAACGCCGTCCAGAACCGATGCGGCGTGTTCTCAGTGAAGAAGCCCTGCGCCACGTCCCAGATCGCGTCCGGTATGCCGCTGGCCTCATCGAACACCAGCAGCACGCCGTCGCTGTTGTGCAGACCGGCGTAGCTGTCCGGGTTCTCCTCCGACCACAGCCGCCCCTCCGCGCCCCAGTACCGCGTGCCCTTGCGCAGGTCGCGCTCCACCAGGTCCGTCAGCCACTTGGCCGGCGTCACCCTCGTCGCGCTGATCTCGTACCAGTGGCTGTTGATCAGCATCGCCAGCCACTTCGTGATCTCGGCCCATGTCACCGAGCGCAACTGCGCTTCGCTGTTGGCGCTGACGATCACGCTCGCCCCGATGCGCGTCGTGATCATCCACAGCACCAGCCAAGACACCAACGCCGACTTGCCAATCCCGCGCCCTGACGCCACGGCCATCCGAAACACGCTGAAGTCCACCTTGCCGTTGTTCGACTTGATGTGTTCCTTCAAGTCGCGCAGCACCTGCCGCTGCCACGCTCGCGGCCCCTTGTAGTGCGCCAGCGGCGTGTTCGCCTCGCCCCACGGGAACGCCAGCATCACAAACGCCTCGGGGTCGTCCTTGACCGCCGGGCTCCACAGCCGGGCCATCAGGGTCTGCTCGTCTTCAGCGCTGTACTTCGGCTGCTGCATGTGTTGGCGCGGCTATTGACGCCGGCTTCGGTTGGTGTTCGATGACGTCCACGACGTCGCTTGGGATCTGCATGACGCGCTGCTCAGCCTTCTCCAGCGCCATGCTGATGCTGATCTGCTGCGCCACGTCCACCTGCACATGCTGCTTGGCCACCCAGTCGTGCCTGTGCTTCAGGATCATCTCTGCGGCCTTGGTGTCGCCATTACGCGCCGCCGTGTGGATGACAAGACTCATCTCCCCTTCAGCGTCGGCGTAGCCCTTCTGCACCGCCAGCTCGGCTATCGGGTCCATCTGACACAGACGCCGGTACTCAATCGGCAGCAAGCCAGCGTTCAACGCCAGGTTGTCGCCACGCAGGCCTAGCTTGGCCGCGTTGTACAACTTCTGCAGCACAGCCTCGGTCGCCTTGACCTCACGCGCCGTAATTGGGAGTGACTGAAAGCTCATGCCCGTAATGTTACAGGTTGTTGGACGGCTTGCAAGTGTAACAAGGTGCTTTACGGTGTTGTGCAAAAAATAAAAACTGTTCGTAGGGGCTACGTTTTTGACCGCTCAGGCTGCCGGCCCCCCCCTCCCCCCTCGCTGGCGCCTGGCGCGCAGCTCGCTGCCCTGGCCGCGCAGGCCGGGTAGCGACGGGCAGTGCCCCTAGCACTCCTTTCCAAGCCGCAGCTCTGCACGTATACCCATAGCCCACGGGCACCACAGGGCATGCCCTACACATGTGGTGGCCACACACTACATGGCCATAGTGCGCGGGTTAGTGGCGCGCGGTATGGCAAGGCCGGGTAGCCATGGGCGGTACCCCTGACATGCTTGCGCCACTACACACACATACACATACTGTACTTACATACAGTGTATTTTGACGGCTTCAAACACAAGTAAAAACCATACCCAAACATGCCCCTACGCCGAGCGCCAATCAACCCCTGTTGACGCCCATCGGGCATAGCTTTTCCGCCCATACCTTGCAACCCCTCAGCCCTCACTCATTGCGCGCCAAATAAAGACCAAGTAAAAAACTACACAATACCCATTGCACCTATCCATTGCCATACACTATCAATCCCGAAACCCATTGGAGCCTACACATGGCCTACACACTGTTTACAAAGAACGTCCCGCCAATCGATGCGCAGTACTCAACCCGTGTCCGTTACCCGTTCAGCGAAATGCAAGCCGGTCAGATGGTTCATTTCGATGCGCCTGCGGATATGCGCAAGATCAATCGCGCAGCGCATCAAGTAGGCATGAATCGCGGATGGAAGTTCGCTGTCAGGCGTCAAGCCGATGGCGCAATCCGTGTGTGGCGCTTGGTTTGACACACTGTCACACAATCCTTTACACTCTCAACCATGAACAAACTGCCCGTTATCAGCCGCGGCGGCGCCCTTGTCGGGTTTGCTTCGCAGATGGCTCACAAGCAAGCTGCCGCGCTTGCGGGCGCCGCGTCGATGTCGCAAGAGTTCCGCAACGTCAACGGGCGCCGCTTGCTTTGCTGGATTCCTTCACGCTAACCCGGAGCCCCCACCATGACCCGCATTCGTGACGTTCTTTTCGCTATCGCCTTCGGGCTCGCCATCGGCGCGCTGATCGCTTTCGGTATCTAACCCCATCACACATCAGGAGAACCAGACCATGTACACACCCAGCATCATTCGACGCGAACCCTTGAAGACACTGAAGGACTTGAAGCGCGAATCCGCGCATGCAGCAGGGGAAGAGTGCCCCGAGTGCGACAGCCGCGTTACCGAGTGCAACGGAAGCTCAGAGTACCGTTGCGCAGCATGTGACCACCGTTGGGGTTTTGAGTACGGAAACCGCTACGGGTTCTGACCCATCCGCCTAGGCGCCCCCAGCGGGCGCCTATGGGATGCGCCACGCATCACAGTCCAATCCAATCAACTGAGGTACACACAATGAACGCCATCGAAGCCGACGCCACCTGTGCGGACATCAACTGGACGCGCATCAAAAACGACGTCAACGGGAACCCGCGCTTTGTCTGCGATTTCACCGACCTAGAGGGTTTCACGCTGCGATTCCACAACCGCCACCATTTCACGGTGGCGCAGCGTTATGCGATGGTCATTCACGCGGCTAACCAGCTGGGCGGGCGCAAGTACCACAACAAATCGTATGGTGGCGGGATCGTCTTTCAGGCGTATGAAGGCCAGCTCGCCGACCTCGCCAAGCGCGTTCGCGCCATCCTCGAAAGGGCTGCAGCATGAGCACCGATTACGCCGATATTGCCGCCCGGTACGAACGCATGCGCGCCAACAATGGCGAACCCGCGCGCCAGATCGACCGTGAGCGGTTTTTCGATCTGCTGGAGGTTCTCCCGCCGTTGCACTGGACGCGGCGCAACGACACCGAATCGTTCATGATGATGGAGTGCCAAACCGCGAACCTATACACATGGTGCGCAAGAGTCGGCAACGATGACGCGGCCACTTACTGGGAAATGATCGCGCCGCAGGACTGCACTCATTTGGACATCCTGCGCGCCGTTGCGATGGTGGAGGCCCAATGAGCCGCTCTAACCCCATGCACCACACGCCCCCCGCCAAGACGCCCAAGGCCCCCGTGTGGCCGTTCCCGGCCTCGCCCCTGCACTACCCTTCCCTAGCCCCCGACGCGCGGCCCCAGCGCGCGCCTAAGCCCGACCATGCATCGATGCCCGATGCGCCATTCTGAAAAGGATCTCAAATGTTAGAAGTGCGCAAAACAAACGCAAACAGCCACATGGTGTGGCAAATCATCCATGCGCCTACCGGGCGCGCGGTTAGCGGGCCGCGCGGCTCCTATCCGGGCCGGGGGCTGTTGTCCGGCTCAGCCACTATGGGGCAAATGGGCTGGAGAACCAAAACGCAAGCCGTTGCAGCGTTAGCGGCTCTGCAAGCCGTTGGGAGTGCAGCATGACACCGGAAAAGCTGTTAGACCTCATGGATCAAATGATCCAAATCGACGGGGATGAAATTGTGCGGCTAAGGCTTTCCACTGCAAGTCCAGACGAACGACTGTCGTTCTATACGCGCCGCTTGGCAAGAACTATGGATTTGCTTTGCCTGACCATCGCATTCGTAGCCAATCACGCAAAACACAAATAAACGGAGGTAACCTTATGCTCTACGGACCCGGCATACCCTGCCTAGACCCCGATAGGCCCTTGACGCGCTCAGAATGGGAGGAGATCGACCGTGAGCTCCACCCCGAGGATTACGCCGACGAAGGCGCCGAAACCGACGCGGAGGAGGAGTGATCTGGGCCATCCTAGCCGCAGCGTTAGCCGCTTGCGTGATCATCGCGCTCGACTTATAGTCGGGGCTCACGTTTCTCCCTGATCGCCCCCTCAAAGGGCGTTAAAAAGCCGCCTAACAAGGCGGTTTCTTTTTGTCCGGGCTACCTCAGCCCCATCAAGCCGTCTTTACGAGCGCCAGCGGGCCGGTAATGGCCGCGCGGGCCTCAATCGCGTCACGGGCGTCGGCCTTGTTGCCGCGCCAGTCAGGCGAAACGAAGATGTGCTTCTTCGTCTTGAAGTTCTTGCTGTGGCACATCCCGAGATCCGCCCACCCGGCATCGGTCAAGGCGTGAATGAGGGACGACGGGAAGATGCGCGCCCCGGCTGGGGCCTGACCTTGCAACCTGTCCGCGAACGCGCCCCACGGGCCGCCGACGATGCCGCCTGAGAACTCCCCGCGTCCTTCGCGGATCATCTCAATCAACCAGGACTCGGCCAGCGGGCGAGCCGCCGACAGCATCGCCTCCTTCGCATCGGTCCACGGGGGCGCAGCGCCAGCGTCAAAGGCGGACACATCCCGCGCGTGCAGCCAGCCCGCGACGGCCTCGAAGCCACCGGACCCCAGCCAGTCCCAAAACTCCCGCGCGCGCTCCATACGCGGCGCATGCGTCCAAGTCACAAACCAGCGGCGGTCTTCCGTGCTCAACGCGATAGCGCCGCGCTCATTGGTGAACGCGACTACCTGCGCGCGGTTCGGGACCATGTACGGGTGCATGCCCTTGCGCTCGACTACCAGCAACTCCGGGGGCGCGGCGATGATGGACTTGAGGCGGTTTTCAAGCGCCCGACGGTCGCTGGCGTCCGACTGCCGAAGCTCATTGATCACGATCACCTCGGCCTCAAGGTGATAGCCCCACTGCGTCTGCAGGCGGTCGTTCTCCAGCAGCGCGACGTTATGGCGCGCGGGGCCGCCAATGGCCCAGAAGAACGGGGCCCACATCGTGTCCTTGCCCGCGCCAGCGGTCCCGCCGTGAAGGATCGCGTGGTTCACCTTGATGCGTGGGTTCTGCACCTTGAAGGCCATCACGTCCAGCACATGCGCCCGCTCTGCCGCGTCGGGGATCATGCGCTCGACGTGCGAGAGCCACAGGGACACGTCACCGCCACCGGCCACGGTCGGGCGGGCGTTGCGCCAGCGGTTGGCGTAGATGTTGCCGTCACGGGTGCACAGCGTGGTCTCGCCCGCCGCGTAGGTGACGCCGGCCAGCACCTTGGCGTTCATGTCCTGCCGGTGTTCGTCAAAACTGATCGACGCCTCAACGGTGCGGGGTTTACCGGCAGCGGTCGGGTGGATGCTGATGCAGCGGATGTGGCGGAACAGGGCGTTGAAGCCGTTGCGGCTGACCTCTGTCAGTTCCTGCAAGTCGAAGTAGGAATCTTCCGGGAGGATGTAGGCGAACCGGCTGAACCAACCCTTCATCTCCGTCCGCCCGGCCTCCTTGCGCTCCACTTCGGCGATCAGGCGCTGCGCCTCATCTGTCGCGCCAGGCGGGGGCGGCGGCAGCGAACCGGCCAGGCGCGTCTGCAGCAGCTCCTCCCGCAGGCCAGGCGCATGCGACGGCCCGCCCTGATCGGCCACCCAGCGCAGGAACGTGACGCTGTTCAGATCAATACAGTGCGAGTGGAGACAGCAGAACGCGCGAGCGCTCGGCAGATAACGGCCCTCGGGGTTCCCGTCCGTGTGCTCGGCGGCCTGCGGGCACATGACGCCCATCCAGCCCTCGGCGTTCGGGCGCGAGAGCACCAGCCCCTGCTCAGACAGCCACGCGGCCACATCGTCACCGCCGTCGTCCGCGAGGCGGATCGATCGGGGGCCAGCGCTCTCAGGCGCGCCGGGGACCACGCCGAGGGCGTCGCAGATCTCGTCCAGCGTGTACTCTCGGGCGCGCTCCCACTCCACCAGGCGCGAGGCGAACGCCTCACGGCCAGGCTTGAAGTTGACGCTGCCGGGGATGCGGAAGTTGCGCACCGGGTTGCATGCGCCGGGGTCTGTGTAGCCCGCGTCCGCCACGGCGCGGATGGCCGCCGCGAACTCGGCCTTGGTCGGTTGCTCGCTGAAGGCGTAGCCCCACTGGAAGTTGCCCGCTGACGTCTCCATGACCCACGTCGGGGGCAGCGGGGGCGTTTTGCTCTTGGTGCCGATGTCGTCCAGCACCATGACCAGCACGTACTCGCAGTTGGCGGCGCTGGCGCTGGGGCGACCATCGGCGAACCGCTCACGCATGAACGACGCTGTGTTGCCATACCAAGCCTCGCCGGGGCGGTTGCCGTGCTTCGGCAGGAACGCCGGCCAGGTGGCCTTGATCGCCCCGTCGGCGTGGTACTCAATCGGCTCGCGGGGCTTCTGGCGCACGATCAGCGCCGTCTCACCCTCCGGGGCCAGCGAGGCCAGCCACTGAACAAACTCCCTGCTTACGGTATCATCGGATCTTCTCACGTTGCTCTCCTTGAAGAAACGCCCGCCAGGCCGTCACCTGCGCGGGCGTTGTTGTTTAACCCTTGCCGTATCGGCTCATCACCTGCGCTTCGATGGCCAGCGGCAGCCCCTGCGCCCACGCCGGGGCCGTGGCCATCACCTCCTGCATCAGCGTCAGCACGTCGTCGGGGCGGTCGGTCTCCACCACCACCTCGTCATGGACGTGCATCACCGCGCCGTGCGGCTCCAGATGCCGCAGCGAGTGGCGCAAGATGTCGTTGGCGACCGCCTGCGTGACGTTCTCGCAAGCCAAGCCACGCCACAGCCGGGCGCGGGGCCACTCCTTGGCGTCCGCTGCGGGCTTCCATGAGGCTTTGGCGTAGGTCACGCCGTCAGCCTCCAGCCGGGCAAACGGATAACACAGAACGCGGCCAGACGGCAGCGCGTACCAAAGGTGTTGCTCATCGTAGAGGTAGGTGGTGCGCCCAGCCGAGAACTCCCGGTTGGGGTGGCGCATCGCCGACGTGTACGCCGACTCCAGCGCCTGCCCGTGCAGCATAGCCCAAGGATTCGCCCTGCGCCAGCCGTTGACCATGCGCGTTGCGTCAGCTTCCGACACATGTACGCCGTAGATGCGCCCAAACGTGGCGAACGCGCCAGGCCCGCCCAAGAACCCCAGCGCCAGCTCCTGCACCTTGCCGATCTGGCGCTGATCCTTGGTCACATCCTCGTACCGCACGGCAAAAGTCGCGCTGGCGTTGACCTTGTACGGGTCCAGCTTGGAGCGGAACACGTCCAGCTTGCCCTCGCCTGCGGCGCAGTTGCTCAGCCACGGGTGGACGCGGCCCTCGATGGCGCTCCAGTCCGCGACGACGAAGACCTTACCGGGCGCGGGGATCAGCGCCGGGCGCAGCATGGACTTCAGGACGTCGGTCACTCGCTTGCCGAACTCAGGCGCAATCGAGCCGCCGCCTGCCATCGCTTGTCCGACGGCCTCGGGGTCATCGGCGCACACGCGCGGAAAGTTGTGCGCCTGCAAGCCATAGCTCGACGCGCGGCCCGTGGCGCTGCCGCCAGCAAACACGAACGCCCCGCGTACTCGACAATCCTCGTCATCCGCGAGCGCGGCCATACGCCCGAACTTGGCTGCGCTGCTGGCCCACAGGTCGTCCGCTGCTTGGATGACCTCCATGACGTCAGGCGGCACCTGCTCGGGGTCGTCGATGGTCAGCAGGTTAGCGCGCACTGACTTGTCGATGGACTGCTTTTCTTCGCCGTCTTTGTGCTGCACCATCAACTTGCGCGCCTCGGGGCCCAAGCGCTCCCAAACCCACTCGCGCATGCGAGGTGAGCGCACACTGCGGATGGCCCCACCGGTCACCTCGACCACGCGGCGCTGGATCTCCTCCAACTCCACGGCGGCGTAACGCTGCGCGGCCAGAGCCAGCGGCACGTCCACACGCACGCCTCGGTCGTTGATGCGCTCGTTCGTGTGGTAGTCGGCCAGCTCCTCGTCGGTCAACTGCCGCATGGCCTTGCTGACGGCCCGCATGGCGCGCACGTCTTGGGCGCAGTAGTCGAACAGGTCGGCCAGGTCTTGGGGCGTGTACTTGAACGGCGGGATGCAGCACTTGCGCACCAGTTGCGCGCCCCGGTGGTCTTTCTTCATATCGGCACCAGCGAAGCGCCCCACATCCTCCAGCGAGCCAGGCGCGCAGTTGGCGCGGGCTTGTGTTGCAGTGCAGTAGAACTGCTCCAGCGCCGGCTCAGGCGCGCCGTGGTCAGGGCACAGGACGTACCAAAAGATCAGGCGCTCGAACGCGGCGTTGTGGGCGTAGATGCGCTCCCCGGCCAGTATGGCGCGGGTCACTGACAACGGAAACGCCTGATCGGGCGTCCAGACCTGCACGTCCTCGTCGTCATGCGCATACGCCATGCACAAGACCTTTGTGGATGTGTGCTGCGCATAGTTGTAGACGCCCCGAGCGGGCAGGTCGCACTCGGAGCGGGACTCAAAGTCAATCCAGAGAGGCATAAACAAAAAGCCGGGGCCTTTCGACCCCGGCCCGCTCTCTTGGTTAGGCCACGCGACGGCGACGGGTCGGTGCCGGCTCGGCAGGCTCGGCCTGCGGCTCGTCGGCTTGCGCCTCGGGGCCATTCATGCCGACCCACTCCACCACGTCGAACACTGGCGTATAGATGCGCCCGTAGCTCTTGTGCTGGTAGTGGTCCTTGCCGAGCGTGACAACCGCAACGATCTTGGACTGATCCTTGTCGGCCTGCTCAGCCACAGCCAGAGCCAACTCCTGCACGCTGCGCTTGCCGCCCACGGAAGTCGCCGTGTAGCGCGCCTCCATGCCGGCGTCTTCGCCAGAGATGCACTTCAGCGAAAAGCCGATCTGCATTTCCCAGCCCTTGGACGCGCCCGGAGGCGCGGCTTCAACCTCGGGCAGCGGCTCGGTCATGGCCGCCATCTTTTCGCCCAACACTTGACCATCGCCCCACGCGATGAAGCCGTGAACGAAGCTGTACGGATTCACGGCCCACTTGCTGCCGGGCTCCACTTCGTCTTGGTCTGCGCCGAACACCCAATGGCCGGTGCGGTCCATCTTGAGAATGACCGTACCGCCTGCTGGCGCGGCGGATTGCGCCGCCACGCGCAGCGCGCTGGAGAGAGAGGAAACTGCCGGCAAGCCGGCCTGCTTGAACGCTACGAGATTTGACACTTTATGTCCTTTCGATAACTTGACTAAACTCTAGATAAAGCAGCACGAAGCTGCTCGCCGATCACCAACACAGCCGGGCGAGGATCACTCGCCGACGCGATGGTGTTGCCTGACGACACGCTCACAACTTGATTGGCCGGAAACGGGACGCCTTGCTCCTTGCAGACCTTCTCCATTTGGGCAGGACTGCGCAATTTGATTTCTTGGTACTTGGTAGGGCAGATGCCGGCGTTCAGCCACAGGACGTGCATCGCCTTGTCATCGGCCCACTGCCGCACGGGGCGCTTGGGCACCAGTTTATAGCCAGGCACCGGTAGGCCCTTCTCCAGCCGCGACTGCGCCAGTTTGCGCGCCTCGGCAATGAAGTCCTCCAGCCGGTCGGCCATCGCCAGCGCCTGCCCCAGCGCCTCGGGGTCCACGGTGGCCAGCGCCGTGTGGGTCACGCGGTCCACGGCCCCGGTCATCTGCGGGCAGATGGGCTTGGCCGTACACCAGCGGCAGTGGTCACCCAGCACCACGGGCGCATCAGCGCGCTGGGCGGCCTGCACGGCCACGACCAGCTCGCGCTCGAACTCATGGACGCGCTTGAACGTCGTCACCCAGCGACGGACGTGCGGCGGCTGGACGATGACGATCTCGATTTCTTCAGCGCCGTCGAACGCCCACTGCACCTTGCTGGTCTTCATGGCCGCAGCGGCGTAGAACAGCCCCTGCTCGTTCTCCTCGGCCTCGACCATGACGCCATCGCCGAACTTCCAGTCCAGCACGACAGCGCGGTCGCCGATGCGGCCCACCAAGTCGGTGTTGCCGAACACACCGTCCAACACCTTGACGCCCTCAAACGCCACTTCGACCTCTTGGACGAACTGCATCTTCTGCTCGGGGTCGATCTGATCAAGCGCGTCGATGCAGAACTGCAGCTTCTCAGCCTGCTCGGGCGTCAGGTTGTGCTTGGCGATGACGTCGCCCATCTCGCCGTCGGCCAGCAGGTCTTCCATGCAGCCGTGCAGGAGCGTTCCCTCCTCGGCGTACTTGGACGACGCCTGCGGCGGCATCTTGGCGACCAGCGCCACGCTGCCAGGGCAGTTGATGACGCGCTTGGCGGTCGACCCGCCGACTACTTTACTGTGTTGCATCTGAACTCCAGTTGATTGATGAGGACTGCAGTGTAGGGCTGTTGACAGATCATTGTCAACAGTTCAGAATCACAAAAAATTTCGGAGAACGGGTTATGGACACTGAGGCTGAAGTGGTGAAGGACATCCTAGCGCGGCAGCGCCGTGGGGTGTCAAAGTATGGCGTGACTGTCGCCAACAACCCGCTGCCGTTGCAGGACTGGCTGCAACACCAGTACGAGGAACTGCTCGACGCGGCGATCTATTGCAAGCGCGCAATCCAAGAAATGCAATCCAAGGACGACAGGAAGTGACTGTCAAGCTCACAAACGACAAAGCCGCAGCGGTGGATCAGGACTACTTCTGGCGCCCGCTGCACACCTGCCCGCTGTCGGCCAAGGTGCAACTGCTGACGACGGGCGGCGTGGCCGTCTACGGGCAGTATGCGCCAGGCACGGGCGGCTACCTCGGCTGGGCACCGCTGCCCAAGAAACCGGAGTGGATGAAATGACTGACCTTCGTACCGCCGCCCAGCAGGCGCTGAAGTCCCTGCGCGGATACCGCCGCGAGATTTCTTGCGAACAACCTTGTGATGCGGAGCGGGCGTTGGAGGCCGCGATGGAGCAGCCGGAGCAGCCGGTGGCGTGGATTCACAGGAAGCACTACTTGCTCGGGCACGCTGAGAACATGCCGCCAGCAGACAAGGCGTTGGCGCAAGGATGGGAGCCCCTCTACACCCACCCACCCCGCCGCGAGTGGCGCTCGTTGAGCGAGGAGGAGATTGAAAGCCTGTGGCGGAAATGGGTAGGAACCCAGCGCCCGAACTACTCATTCACTCGTGCCATTGAGGCCGCTTTAAGGAGCAAGAACCATGAGTAAACAACCCGAAGCCCTGCGGCTGGCTGATGCGCTGGGAAAGCTGTGGCTTGCTGACCGCCAATCATCGGAAACCCGCGAGGAAGCCGCCGCCGAACTGCGCCGCCTTAGTGCGGTGAATCGGGAACTGGGTGCTGCATTGCGCCGCCTCATCAGCTACTGCAACACGCTGGAAAACCGACTGATGGAAGCAGATGGAGAACACCCAGCATTGCAGGAAGCAAAAGAAGCGTATGCCAAAGTGGAGGGGCAAGCATGACCACCCTACGCGAAGCCGCCCAGCAGGCGCTGGAGGCGTTGGAGAACAGTTCGCCTGACCAGTACCCAGAAGACGCTGGCGTGTTCTACGATGCTAAGGACGCCCTCCGCGCCGCGCTGGAGCAGCCACACTGCGCCACGCAGGACTGTATGCCCAGTAAGTGCAGCCTAGCGGCACAGAACACCGAGCAAGACCGTGTGCTGGTGGAGATGGAGCATGCGCTGGTT